AAAGCGCCAAAATCCAGTGCACTTGTTCAGGATTCCCACTTGGGTACTGTGTTCCCCCCACAACACCGGACGTTACACGCACTTCTCAAGTATCACCGGGACCAGGCTACGAACAACATAAATACACTTGGCCAAGAGTTGACACTTGCGCTGAAAAAGCTTCTTTCCGAAAGCATATCGCAATTAGAAGAGAAGCTCACAAAGAGTACAGAGAAGTTGGTTCAGATGAAAAATTAATAGTATTAGCTTCATTGTGGAGACGCACTTCCTCAGTGCGTGGAATTTGTGCTTTTTCCGATCCTATACTTCATTTTAATAAACTTTATGACATAGCGTTAAGAGACATTCATAAGCAAAGCTCACCTGGACATTGCTCTTTAGCTAAATTAGGATCTAGTAATAAAGTAGTTCTAGGTTTAGAGGATGATGGAACATATGATCCCGTTAGGTATCAGGTAGTGAGAACAACAGTGTTCAAAAGATACCAGGAACTTTTAAATGGAACGTATGTTTCGGATCCCATAAAACTTTTTATAAAGGTGGAACCTATAAAGAAGGAAAAATTTGATGATGATCGTTTCAGACTTATAAGTAGTGTAAGTTTGGAAGATAACTTCATTGACAGAATTCTTTTTACTCCTCTTTTTAAGAAATTCCTAAGAAACTATAGAAAAACTGGATTGTATGTAGGCTACAGCCCATTGAAAGGAGGACATCTTCTAATCAATCTAATATATAATGGAAATGAAAAATATTTGATGATTGATAAGACAGCTTTCGATTGGACTGTGCATAAACAGTTGCTTATGATAGCCAGAGATTACATTTTAGGTTGTATAACTGATCCTCCTGAGTGGTGGAAAGAAGCAGTAAAACAACGCTTCGAAGATCTTTTTGGAAGACCTTATTTCATCTTTTCTGATGGAACAAAGATACAACAATTAGATGAAGGTGTTATGAAAAGTGGTTGCTTTTTGACTATTTTGATCAATAGTATACTCACGATAATCATACACTATCTATCGCTTTTGAGGTCGGGACAAGAAATAGACGATGATATACTCAGTCTTGGAGACGATGCCTTGCAAAGGCTTCTCGCCCAGATTGAAGAATACATTGCTGCAATGCGTACAACCGGAGTTATTCCTAAATATGAAATCTCTCGAATTCCATCTTTCGCAGGGTTCGTTTATGAACCGTATAGCTTCGTCCCTGAATACAGACAGAAACATCTCTTTGCATTACTGTATTTAGATGATGATAGAGAAAACGCTGGTATGACTTTATCTTCCTATTTACTTTTATATTGGAAAGTCCCAGAGATGAAAAGATACATAAGAAACATCATGGATGTAAAAGACTTGAGAGAGTATGACATACAAGATACTTTATTGGAAGCTTTTAACATGGGCATCATTGATGCCTTGTAAGATCTTCAAAATTTCTCTTCTTGTATGCTGAATGTCTAACTAATTCTTTCTTAACAACGGC